CGTTGAATATCCTGCCTTTTTAGAAGCTTCCTTAATGGTACAACCAGTTGCTACTATTGTATCCACTAATGCTCGTTGCTTATCTGTTAGTTCGTCTTTCATTACGTTATTCTATTCTACCCCTAACATTAACTATAGCTCAAGATTTGCCCAGTCAACGCACATAAGAACCTACGGTTCTTAAGATCTCCCTGTCCTCGTTCGTGGACTCACTTCGGTACGCTTTTAAATGCACTCTGCTCGCCGCAGGGGCACACGGATTCACCTAGCGTAACAAGGACTCCCCTTCGCCTGTCTATGCAACAAAGGTGCCACACCTAAGTAGGTGTGTCGCCTTGGCCCAATTAGATTGGGCAAGGGCTGCACCTTGTCGCAAGACAGGCAAGGAATCCCCTCGTTCTTGCACGGTGTCCGTGTAAAGGACATTTATTAACTTTAACTAGAAAGGTAGTTATGAACATTTATGATTTGCTTGATTACTATGTTATTGCAAAAGATAGTAAAAATATCAAGAGAGTTGAAGAACTAGCAGTGAAAAGAGATGAAGCTGTTAGTAAGGGTGATGTTAGTGAGTTAGCTAACATTGACTCTGAGTTAAATAATATGGAAGGATCTTTATGATAAATAAATGGATAGCAATATTGAAAATATTGGTAGTTGCTGTTTTAATTATCGTTGGCTTCTACACAGGTATGTTAATTGCAATAATATTATCTCCGATTTTAATTGGTGGATTTTGTTGGTTAACATATAAAATTAATAATGAAACGAAAGGAAACAAATATGAGTGCTGAAACTTATAGAGACGATCCAGATTCAAGAATAACTAACATGGAAATGGTGTTAGATGAATCTGAGGGTAATATGATAGCTGGGGTTCAAACAGCTATTAGCAGTCTTATTACGCCATTTATTGAGTGTAAAGATTGGTCAAAAATCGCAGAATGGAATTTTGATAGTATCTATGGTGCTTTTTATAGACATTGTGAAATGTGTAATGCATCATTTGATAAGACTGTTGAGGCAACTAAAAAGGCTACAAGTGAAGATGTAGGAACTGAGATTTCTGCTAATGATCTTGAAAGGTTGTTGTTTAGAAACAAAGCCCAAAGACTTAATATTCGTAGAGCTGAAGTTATTGTAGAAACTTTAGCAAAAGAATATAAGAAAGTTTTTGGAAAGGACTATGTTCCTAAACCAAACAGAAAATCTGCTACTGACAAAGACAAAGTTAGTACAGCGAATAAACAATTCCTTAAAGATCAACTAAAAGAACAGTTGGTTAGTTAATTAAATTAAGCCCTCGTAGTAATTATTACTATGGGGGCTTTTTTTATCGTGTTTAGAATTATTCTAAAAAAACAAAGGGGCAAAAACAGTAGCTCGGTCGCCAACTTTGGTTGGCTCCCTCGCTTGGGGTTGCTGCCGAATGGTATTTAATTATGATTTTAAGATAATGGATCTGGGATCAGTAAGGAAGATCGAATATGGGTGAAACCAGAATACTGCCCACGCATGATAAGCGGAATCCACTGGTACTGATCCCTGATCCATTGCGGTATATTGCAATGTACTTGGTCAATTAAACTCGAGTAAGCGAATTGACCTTAAGTGATGGATCTAAGAATAACATCTAAGTTTTGACCTTGCACGAAAATCCATTAGGCACAAGATAGGTTACTGTCGATAATGCGAGTTAACATCCTATCTTTGCGATTTTGATTAGATGTTGTTCTTAAAAAATTCAGGTTGGGTCTTAAAAGGCTCGGTATTGGCAATTAAGTGCTGGTTACACTTTAAAGAAACTTCGCCATGTGGATCCGATTGACTAACCTCGACTTGATCTGATCCATGATCCTATGTGTCGATCGATAAGGTAAAACGCATATAGGATCTGGGATTAGTGGTGAGTTTAATATGTTGGAGATTCTAGACCTCATATTTTACTCACCCTGATGTACTCACAATGTGCGGTGATGATAACAATCAATAAGTGTAACTTAAAAAGGAGAAAGAAATGTTAAAGACGATACAAAATTGGTTAATGAATGTTGCGGCCAAATGGATTTGGATTGCAATCATGTTTCCAATAAGAATAGTTTTAGGTCTTTGTTATGCGGTAGCAAAACATATGCCTGAAAAAGTTGAAATACCTTACGAATTAAAACGAAAAGAATCTAATGTTAATGTAGGAAAATAATATGTTGATGGATTTATTACTTATAATTCTTGGCGGTTTAACTTGTTATTTTTTTTTGTGGAGAATGATATGAGCAAACAAGGTGAATGTTTAAAGGAACAAATAGAAAAACTTCAAAATGATTATGGTGCTTGTAAGTTAAACAAGCATGAATTTATTGAAGGTTTAAATAAAATCGGAATATATACTGCGGAAGAAGTTGAATGTCATTTAGATGATGCCGAAAGTGCTAGGTATGAATTTAAACTAGATGGTACTCAACCTACTACTACAGTTATATCTATTCCAGAAGAGAAATAATTAAGAGATTGGTAATGTATTGTATTATCTGGAAAATAAATGAGAAATGGGAATTATTTACTAGTGAAATTTGGATGCAAGAAGAAGAAGCTCTTGATTATGGTAAGCGTAATAAATTTAAAAAAAATATTGAATGGAAGGTAACTGATGCTGCCGAATGGTTTTAATTATGGATATAGAGATTAAAGAATCAAAGAAAAGTGAATTGATGGCATATCAAATTGCCTTATTAAATATTCAAGTACATGTTAATCAACAGTTAAGCAGAATAAATATTGCTTTAAAAAGAATAAAAAAACAAAATGGATCTGAAGAAGATAAGTAATATGAGTGAATCTTTAAAATATTTTAGACAGAAAAAAGGTCAATGGATTTGGATTTATGATTTTGAAACTCGTAGAGGTAAAAAAATAGAATTACAAGTTTTATTAGATAAAGTTAATCATTCTTTTAGACATGAAAACATGAGGTATTTTGCTTTAGAAAAAGAAAGAAATCAATTTAAACTAAATTGTTAGCCCCCTCGAATGAGGGAGCTGACTCGATATGAAAGAAAGAGGTGTTATGAATTTAGCAGCTAACATAGAAATGACGAATAATAAACTCACAATAGATCAAAGTGCGTATTTTGAAGTAGATAAAAAACAATTAAAATATGAAATACATGAAGACTTTGATAGTAGAGTCGAAGAAGAATATGTAAATAGATATGCTTTAGTAAGAAAAGATACAGGTAAATTATTAGGGATTCATACAGATGATTACATTGTAAGACCGTATGCTGAACTAGCAGAAAAGGTCAATGAAGTCATTGTTGAAGCTGTACCTGATTACGAAAGATTTACTATTACACCTAAAGATCAAGTTCTTGAAGGTGGTAGAAAGTTTATCCGTACAATTAATTTTTGGGATGATGCTATTGATTTAAACAACTATAAAGATGGTGGATTTCATATCAAGGGTACTGAAGAAAAAATCATACCACAATTAAGAATCTATTCATCTATGGATGGTAGATGGGGGCAACAAATCATGTGGTCTTCTGTTTATGTGGTTTGTTTAAATGGAATGGTAAGACCTGATTGGACATTTGTTGTCTATAATAAACATAACGATAAACGAGATATATCTTTCACTATGAATGATTTTAAAATGGGTGTTACAGCTCATAAAGAATTAGGTGAAGATCTATTTAAAATGATGCAAAGAAAGGTAACTAATAATGCAGTCACTCACCTATTTAGGAAAACTTTGGCAAGCCGTAAAACAAAGCTTGATATTGATGACAACAGTATGCTTGTCCTTAAGCATTTGGATCACTTATGGAATCAGTATTGTAACAAATACGGTTTTACAGTTTTTGCGATTTACCAAACAGCTACTGACTGGGCAACCAACCCAATCACTAGAGGAGCAGTTCACAACGTATCAAGAAAACGAGAAAAACAAGTCGCAGAAATGATGAGATCTGATTATTGGGGAGAACTATATGGATAAACCAACAAACTTTGAAACACAATATTTTAGCAATTCAAAAGGTAAATGGATTCCTGTTTCAGATATGTGTGATGAACATATTCGTAGAGCATTTAAAAAGATTTTAAAAACGGATTGGTATGCACAACATTTTACTGATAATGCCGAATATAAAAATGAAAGATTAGAAAATCTAAAAAATTTAACAGAAGTTATTAGAAATATTGCCAAGAGCAATTATGACGATATATATGATAAAATAATTGATATGGAGAATAAACTAAATGGACATTGAAAACGATTTACAATACTTAGCAAAAACTGATGAACCTTATGCAGAAAAAGATGCTTTATTAGATTTTCAAATTGATAATTTAAAAAATGTTAAAGGTAGTTGGATAGGTGCAACTGCTGCCGAAAAACCTAAAATTTCTATGGGTTTATTAACAGAACAATTTTATTCTACTGGAAGTTATTTTACTGAAATTAGTAAAATTAAAGAGTTAAGAAAAGAAGTTAATACTATGAAAAATAAACGTGCTACCGCAATTCTTAGAATAGATGTTTGGAGAACTCTTGAAGCTTCTAGACGTAAAGGTAATATACAATGACACAAAGAGTAATATGAAAAATAATAATATAATAAATACAAATTATATAAATCCCAATATAGTATTAAAAAATAAAATTACCGAATTAAACCACTTAAATAATGATGGGTTTAAAATTAATAAAAATAAATTTGCAAAATTAGTTGGACTTAGTGAATCAACTTTATATAGACATCTTAATGGAACTATAAAAATATCAAGAGATAGTGCTATTAAATATGCAAAAAGATTAAATTGTAATCCAATGGAAATTCTTTTTAAACAAAAAACAAAAGTTCTAGCAGTATTTGAATTAAAATATTATTATATTGATGAAGATGGAAATACTGATGGAAAACATTATGAATACAAAGGAGATCATTCATCATTTTGTGATGGAATAGATGAAGATCAGTTAGAAGAAATTAGATATAAATGACAATTCCAATAAATAATAATCCTTTAATAAAAGCTGTTAAGACATCATATAATTTTTTAACTATTAGAGAACAAGCAATATACCAAACTGGTTATAATGCTGGAAGAAAATCAAATGAAAAACCTTTTAAATTTGTTCCTAATGTATCCCCTATTAATAATAATGATGTATTCCAAAGAATTACTTTTAAAGTTTGTAAATATTTTAAAATATCACAAAAAGAATTATATAGTTCTAATAAAAGTCAATACTTGGTGATACCGAGATCTATGGCAATTAATTTGTCTAGAGAGTTAACGGGATTTACATATCCTCAATTAAAAGAATTAACAGATAAAGATCATACAAGTTTAATTTATCATGTAAGTTTAAGAATTAATAAGAAAGGTATTTGGAAGATACCGAATAATCATGCTGTTTATAATTTATTAAAAGAGGAAATAATTAATGAAACAAGCAAAAAATGAATATAACAATAAAATCGGAGAGCATCTTAGAGTACTTAGAAAGAAATCTAAACTCACACAATCTAATTTAGGAGATCAATTAAATGTATCATTTCAACAGATACAAAAATTTGAGAATGGAACAAATAGGATATTTGCTCATCAATTACTTCAATTATGTGAACTAAATGGTTGGAATATTATAGAATTTAAGGCATCGGAGTTATTCGTGTAAATCCTTAATAGCTAGATCTATATACTGAAACAAATCTAGGTCATCTAGCATCCTATTGTTGCGTTGTGAAAGCGAGAGTGGAAACAACGCACAATAGGTAAAAGATTCCGTAAGAACATATAGGAAACATTTACTCTATATATAGTATTGTTTGTGCGTATGGTGAGTAAATGTTGATTTGTTTGGAAACTATTAATTATCGTTACCAATGTCCATTAATTATCGGAAAAACAATACAGAATCAAGGAAATAATTACTATAAATTACTACCGATAACTTTTGACGGTTTTAAGCGTTCTTTTAATGTTCTCATTAAATCAATAATAATTACTATATCAAGAGTAAATATTGGGGGAATTAATGTCTAGTTATGAAGCATTAGGCCCAATATTCCATAATGGAATAATAACTCAATTTATATCTGCTAGAAAAAAGTTAAAAATTTCACAATTAGAAATGGATGAAGTCTTGGGAGTTGCCAAGGGATTAGTTTCTAAATGGGAATGTGGAATTAGGAAACCGAGTGGTTGGTTATTTTGTTGTTGGGCAGATGCTTTAGGTATGACAATTACATTAACTCCAAAGGTGCTAAACAATGACAATAAATCCAGAAATAAGACCTGACCAGATAACGAATGATCCTATTGTAAATAAGGTGATCGACATAATAGTTAGTCGCCACATGCAAGGTATGGAAAAATTTGGCAAGACAATGGACTCTAACGATAGACCTTTAGATCAATGGATAGAAGAAACTATTGAGGAACTAATAGATGCTATTCACTATCTAGTTAAAGCTAAAACGATAACGGATAAGTTTAAAGATAAAGAAAAAGAGATAGATGCCATGTTAGCTAAATTTAAAGAAGGAACATTTGTTGATGAAGAATCTACTAAAAAGTCTGAAGAAAAAATCTAATATAGATTATTCAGCTCCACATAATAGACAAATGTTATTCCGAATGAGGTTGTTGAAGTTTTATAAGCAGATTGAATTTAATGAAAATGTTTACAATGATACCGCAAGTAAAATCTTGGATGGTACTCTACCCTATACATATGTAAATGAAATAGAAAAATTGAGGTTGAAACATGAGAAAGAAAAAAAAGAAAGATGGGAAAAACTTAAGAAAGACAAAGCAACAAATATGGGAATCAAAGTTAGACAAGTTGTTGGAAGTTCATTTAAGAAAAATTCCTAAACATTTTTTTAAAATTGGGGGAACGATATGAATATAAATAACGATAAATTAATTAATAAAAATATTAAGCAATATTATTTATATTTTTTATTTAATAAAAAACAAATTATATATATAGGACAAACATCACATCTTAATTCAAGATTAGTTGCACATAAGGGTAAAAGAAGAAAACAAGATCCGTATAATAATTATACACCTTATAAAAAATATACTCATTATTATTATATTGAAAGTCAATCGGATTATTTAAGTAAAAAATGGGAAAAGATTCTTATTAAGAAATGGAGTCCTAAATATAATATAGGTCATAATAATGATGCAAGGTTTTATAAAGTGTGGGTTAAAAAAAAGAGAGATGTAGAATTACCTAATGGAAGAACAAAAACAATATTAGGATATTGGAGATTTTTAAAAAAAAATAAAATAGGAGAAAATTAATGAATAAAGAGTTTGATAGAAAACAAGGTATTGGTGGATCTGATGCAACAAGATTATATGAAGGTGATTGGTATCAATTATGGGAAGAAAAGCTTGGTAAGTCCGAGTACCCTGATTTAAGTGATGTGTTACCTGTTCAAATGGGAATACATACTGAAGATCTTAATATTAGATGGTTTGAAAAACAAACTGGTTTAAAAGTACATGGTAAACAAGAAACATTTTTTCATCCAAAATATAAATTTATGTATGCTCATGTAGATGGATTAATTATGCCTGACAAAAAAGATCCAAGTGATATGAAATATGGTGTTTCTATTTTAGAATGTAAACATACTAACGCATTTA